GGACTTCGAGCAATTCGTCATTAACGCAATTAAACGAACTCGGCTGCCTTCTCCTAGCGTGTAGTCCACCCCCTGTTCAGCCTTTCGAACTCAGATGCGCCGTGGGGTATCTTTTCGCGCTTTAAGCCTTGAGCGGTGAGGGAAGCTTTCGCTGGACATATCCTTCAAGGCCGAGATTTTGCAATCGAAGCGAATTATACATTACACCAGCGTAATCTTATAGTTTTTTTATTGACTTTTTCGTCTTTTTTACATCTTTTTTTATAATTAATTTACAAAGCCTGTTTTAGGCTATTATACTACCGCTGTCGGCCCTCCCTCTCTCAGGCTGACCGCCTTCCCTTTAGCGTTCGCTTCTGGGGAGGTGTTTATTATGGAGCGGTAATGAGTATTGATTTTAACCCTGAGTTCACAGTGGCAAACGTCTTAACTATAGTGGTAGCCTTAACCGTTGGATTGTCGGCCTGGAACAGTGTCGAGGGGCAAGTGTCTCAAAATCAAACAGCAATCAATGAAAGTAAACAGTCAGTGCAAAAAATAACAACTGACCTAGCGGAATTAAAGATAGATGTGGCTTTGTTGAAACAAGACTCAGAACACGCATCTGAAATGATGGAAGAAATTAAAGCAAATCAAACGCACATCATCAAACTATTGACTAAAGGATAAAAAATGGCACAGCCAACAATAATTGCTACTGAAAGCGTAGTTTACGCACCAACAGCCGACTCTGGAGCTACTAGAGCATTTACAGAAGTTGATATACCAGCAGCGGCTAACACTATTTTTGTGATGTTTGTAAATGATAACCCAGAAAACGCCAAAACTATAGACAGTTTAGTTTTTGATAATTCAACTATACAGAATACATTGCTTCATACAATTGATGTGTCGTCTTCAACTCTTTCAAAAGTAACTCAAGTGAATATTTATGACACAAGAGACTTAGGCGCTTTTTCTAACGAAGATGTTACTGGAACTTTAAGTTCAGCGACATCAGGTAAATCACTCTTAGGTGTTGTTTGTACTGATGGATTCCTTGAAAGCTTTTCTGCATCAGACAACCTTTTTTCAGCTAAATTTCAATTGTCAGTTTTTTCTGCAAATTTTGCTAACAATACACTATTACAGATGGGTTCACTTGATGGAGGGGTAGGTTCATTTAGCTACACCACAGGAACTGAGGTATACAAAACAGCTTCCGCATCAGATGCTATTTCTTTAGTTTCAGCAAAACAAACAACAAACTCATCTGGAATAAAAACAATAGCAGGAACTAAGCTGTCTGACGATTTGTCTAGTGTTTCATTTTTAATAAGCTCACAGCCAAACCCACTTGCAGACATAAGCCCAACAGGCGACATAATTTCACACGATATAATTACTAACTAACGAGGTAACAATGACTACAGCATACAATAAATCAGGCGGAAGCCCTGCCATGACAGGAACAGCACAAGCCGATGGAGAGGATTTTACTTTATCAACTGGATCATCTCGAACTTTCTTTACTGTACCAGCCTTGGGTGCAAACGAAGCCCTTACCCTTCAAATTAGACGGGTAGGAAGCACTGACTACATTGATGTAGGAGATATAGTTGCTGGAGGTGACACAACAGGCGTTGTTACTGCTAGGGGTGCTGGAGACTCAACCTTCCGAGTAAACAAGTCTGCTACTGGTGAAAGCGTTGCGGTATTCTTTGATTAATGATTAAACGACAAAAGAAAAGAAAGCTTACCAAGCAGCAGGAAAAGTTTGTTGATCTAATGGCTCGTGGTTATCACGAAGGCCGGGATCCAACAAAGATGACTGTAATGGATGCTTTTAGGTTAGCGGGGTATGCACCAGATAACGGTAACGCCTATCGCTTATATAAAGACCTAAAAGAAATTATTAAAGAGAAGCGTGATGATCTTGTTGATGAAAATCAAGTTGCCTCGTTAGCTACCAAGATCATTGAAGACATTATGGTAAATCCAGATGTCAGACCAGAGATTCGCCTAAAGGCGGCACAAGACGTTCTGCACAGAACAGGTCATGATAAACCGAAAGAAGTTAATCTTAACCAAACAGTATCAGAGCTTTCTGATGCGGAACTTGATGAACAACTATCCGAGCTGATTGAATCATCTACAAATGTCAAACAACTTAAGCAAGGCTGAAAAACAAAAACTCCTTAAGTTAATGCAGGAGAGAGAGGAAAGGCGAAAGTTTAATGCTATCGCCGAATGGAGTCCGTATGGCTGGCAGGAAATCCTTGCAAATGCGACAAAAGAGAACAATCAATGCCTAGCGATGGCGGGCAACCGGGTAGGAAAGACCTATACTGGCGCTAGAATTACAGCGTGTCACCTAACAGGAAAATACCCTGACTGGTGGACAGGTAAGCGGTTTACCAAGCCAATTAATGCTTGGGCTGCTGGTGCTAGTACGGTTACGACAAGAGACATCCTACAGAAAGAGCTGTTGGGTGATCCTGTCAATTTAGAGTTAAGAGGGTCTGGGGCAATACCTAAAGACTGCATTGTTGATGTAGTCAGAAAGCCTCAGATACCAAACGCAGTAGAAAGCATTGTAGTCAAGTTCCATAATGCTTTTGGCGTACACATAGGTGAGTCGGTACTATCCTTTAAGTCCTATGAAATGGGCGAAGAGAAGTTCATGGGTTCATCATTAGACTGGGTGTGGCTAGACGAGCAACCAGCACAGAATATATATACCCAGTGTCTGACAAGGACATTGGATAAAAGGGGTTACGTTATGATGACGTTTACTCCTGAAAGCGGCATGACTCCTGTTATTAATCAGTTCTTGAAAGATAGGAAGAAAGGCCAATTTCTAATACAAGCAGGGTGGGACGAAGCACCGCACCTTGATGAAGATGCAAAAGAGCAGATTCTAGCGCAGTACCTTCCTAACGAAAGGGAGATGCGTACAAAGGGTCAACCGGTATTTGGTAGAGGCATGGTCTTCCCTTACTCGCTTGAAAAGCTGGTAGTAGAAGACTTTGACATACCTGAGTCTTGGCCGAGAATATGCGGCATTGACTTTGGATTTGATCACCCTACAGCGATTGTATGGGGTGCGATTAACCCAGAGAACGGTTGCTTTTATATAGTTGACGAATACAGAGAATCTCGTCAAACAGCAGTCGAACACGCCATAGCGATAAGGGCTAGACCACATCAGCCGCCTATAGCCTGGCCGCACGATGGTAACAGGACTTTTGATGGCGGCGACTCAATGGCACAGCAGTACAGGCAGGAAGGAGTCAACTTTCTACCAGAACACTTTACAAATCCCCCTGACATATCGCAAACTAAGGGAGATATAAAGATTTCTGCTGGTATTACTGCAATGACCAGAGCAATGCAGAAAGGATTATTTAAAGTATTTCAGAGTTGTCACTTTTGGCAACAGGAATATGGGACTTATCATTTTGGTGATAACGGTAAGATAGTAGACAAAGAAGACGATTTGATGTCTGCCACACGATACGCATTCCAAAGTCAAAGGTTTGCACAGGCATCTAAATCAAATAAAAGAAAGCGACCTTGGGAGACCAAGGAGACTAACAACTACAACTGGGTCACATAATGGCAGTTTCCAACAAAGACTTACTAACCGCAATTAGATCATACGAAGATAATGTATCTGACCACATGGACAGCGATGCAGCGCAAACTCGCGCTGATCTTATTGATTACTATCTTGGTGAGCGATACGGGAATGAACGTGACGGCTACTCGAAAATCGTTACCAGAGAAGTCTATCAGACTGTTGAGAATATCAAAGCCGATGTTGCCGAGCTTTTCATTGCAGACGATGAGACTGTTAGATTCGAGCCAGAAGGCCCAGAAGACGTAGAAGGCGCACAACAAGCAACCGATTACGTTAGATATGTATTTTACCGTCAAAACGATGGCTTTAGCGTAATTTTAGATGCTTTGATGGACGGCCTTCTCCAGCGCCAAGGTGTTATAAAGCGCTGGCGACATATGCAAGACATGGTGACTACTCACACTTTTGAGGAAGTGTCAGAAGCTGCATTCGCTATTTTGATGGCAGATCCAGAGGTAGAAATTACTGAGTTTGAAGAAGCTATTGATGAGCTTACACAATTAAGTGTTTACAGCGGTAAACTATTGAGAACCAAGACTCAAAGCGAAACTAAAGTAGAGGTAATTCCACCTGAAGAGTTTGCAATAGATAGAAATGCAGTCAGTGTAGAAGAAGCTAAGTACGTTAGACAAAGAAAGCTTGTATCTAAAAGCGACTTACTGCAAATGGGTTTTGATGCTAAAAAAATTGAAAAAGCCGCAACATCTTCTGGGTATAACGAATATGACTCTCCTGAAAAAATTGCTAGGGATTTTGATGGCGATAATTATCATGATGATGATGACAACACTATTGCTCCTGTTTACGATTTGCACGAAGTTTATATGCGGTATGATCGTGATGAAGACGAATATGACGAGCTTATTAAAGTCTGCAAAGTAGGCAATGTTGTCCTTAATATAGAAGAAGTTGATGAGATACCTTTTGTTATATGGACTCCTATCCGTATTCCACACAGACTAACAGGTCTTTGCCCTGCTGATGCAGCGGCTCCACTCCAAAAAGTTAAAAGTACACTTTGGCGTAACCAGTTAGATAACCAGTACAACCTTAACAATGGCCGTCCTGTTATCGTAGAAGGTCAGGTAGACCTAGACTCAGTAATGAGCAGCAAGCCCGGTGCGCCTTACATCGTTAAACATCCTAATGCTATCTCATTCCCACAACAACCTTCATTCGGCCAGCATACTTACAACATGATGGGTATTGCTGATCAAATGCTAGAGCAAAACGTAGGCTCTACAGATAACTCTATTAGCCCTGACATCCTGCATGGCAACACAGCGGCGGGTGCAGTTAGCCAGGTTCTGTCTAAACGACAGGCTAGAGTAAGACTGATAGCAAGAGAGTTTGGTGAATTTTTACGCAAAGTCTTTATGGGCATCTACGAGTTAGAGATTGCTTATGCAGATGACAAATCTATATTCCGGCTAGACAATAAGTTTGTAGAGGTAGACCCAAGACACTGGCACGCAAGAAAAGACGTTACAGTTCTTGTTGGTTTAGGTAATGGATCTAAGACTGAGCAGTTATTCCATATGCAACAAACTATGGCTGCACAACAGGCTATGCTTAGCGCTGGCGGTATGGGGATTACTGTTACACCACAGCAGATTGTACAGTTGCAAGAAGATATGGTAAGACTGTATGATAAGAGCGCACACGGTAGGTACTTCACAGAGCCACCTGCTGAGTTTACAGGGCAACCTGAACCACAGCCACCATCAGCGCAAGAACAGGCGTTAATGGCGCAGGTAGAGATAGAGAGAGCCAAGCTTGAGCTAGATAGGCAAGAGCTGGCTCTTAAAGAACAGCAATTCATGCTTAAAGTACGAGAGCATGAAGATGAGAACGAATTTAAGTTAGCGGAACTTAACTTGGAGGCACGCAGTGAGAGAGCAGTCAAGATTGGTAACTAGTCTTGTTAGTGAGAGCGCAAATAACGACACTAAGTTAAAAGTAGCAAACGGAGCCGCAAGGCTTATTGAGGATGGCGCAGTACAGTTTATTTTTCAGGAGATGGAAGATAATCTATACAGGGCTTTTTCTGGAGTGCAGACACCCGAATTAGGTGAAGCTCTTTGGAGAGAGGTTAAGGTAGTTAAGGCTTTAAAAGAGAACTTGGAGTGGTATGCAAACCAACGAGAAACACTCGGAAAACAAGTCCGAGGAAGATAAAGAATATTACATCGTATCTGGCGATTTGGTTAACTGGATGCGAGGAGTAGCGTACACAAAGCTTTCGCTACAAGAGGTAGATGGGTTTACTGAAGAGTTGTTTAATACACCAACTTTTCAGCAATACCTTGATTTACAAAAAACTAAACCAAAAATTATCACTTAACAAAGGATAACGGCAAAGCCGACCCTTCAAGGATATTAAAATGAGTAATGAGAACAATCTTTCGGGACTCTCTATAAACGACCCAATTACAGAAACTGCTGGAGTAGAAGCGGTGTTGGGCATGATTAACCCTGTTCAAGCAGGACAAGTTGAGAATGATTCTGTACCTGAAGCTGAGTTAGAGGAAGACTTTGTAGAAGAGTCTTTTGAAGATGAAGCTGAGGAAACACTCGATCAAACTGAAGACGATGAGTTGGAAGAAAGTGATGAGCCAGAAATGTCTGGTGACATCGAGCTTGACGACAGCGAATACGATTATTTAGTTTCTGCCAAAGAGTTCTTGAATGAGAACGGTCTTGATGATATTGAAAAAATCAAGAGTGGCATATTGATGCAGGGTGATTATACCCGTAAGACTCAGGCGTTATCTGACGAGCGCAAGGCATTTGAGGCAGAGCGAAACACATCTCTCGAAGAAACAGCAAGGCTGTTAGAGGTGGCTCAAGCAATGGTATACGGTCAGCGACCAACCCATACAACTCAAGAGCTTTTAGCGTTAAAAGAGTCAGATCCCTATGCTTATGAGCAAGCTTTAGAAGCAAGGGTTCTTTACGAACAAAAGGAATCTGAAATAAACGGTGTAGCTAGTAAAGTATCAGAGCAATACCAAGCACAACAAGCAGAGCAGTTACAGGCTCAATCAGCGCAACAGGCAGAATTGTTAATTCAATTAGAGCCTGGATTTGCAGACCAGAAGGCTGCAACTGAGAAGGTGGGCGTGATGACTGAGTATTTTGAGAGCATTGGGGGCGACCCTGAGATGCTTAATACTGTAAATGACGCTATTGTGTTAAAGGTGTTACACGATGCTGCAATGGCTAGTAAAGCCCAAAAACAGGTGGCTGAAAGTAAAGCTCCTAAGAAGAA